GACTGCGAATTTTTAAACAGCCTTTGCGAAGATTACGGGCTGTACATTAAGGTCTATTACGGGAAAATTATTATTTACGATATAGACACCTATGAATCGAAAAAAGCCGTTGCTACCTACCATATAACGGACTTTGACTCCTGGAGCTATAATACGACGCTTACAGGCACCTACACGGGAGCAACGATAAAATACACAAAGGGAGACAACGACGAGGAGCTGACTCTTACCGTAGGATCCGGAAGCCGGATATTAAATATAAACGAGAAGGTAGATGGCCTGGCCGACGCGCAGGTCAAGGCTTGCGCCAGGGTAAACAAAGAGAACCGGAGCGCGGTTACAATGTCGGCCAGCATAAAGGCCAACTTTAAGATCGTAGCCGGAGTTTGTATCCAGGTAAAAGGAGCTTACAACCTTAACGGGAAATACTTCATTGACAAAGTAACCCACAATATAGAGGCGGAGGGAGCTTATACGATGGACCTGGAGATGCACAAGGTCCAGACGAAAATTAAGCAGGTTACTAATTCTTCGTCCATTAAACCAACGAAAACAGCGGCCAAGAGTTCCGGATCCGGAGCAGCACCGGCAGGCGACGCCCTGGCCGTAGGCGATAAAGTTATAGTAAACGGCCCGGCCTATTACGCAGGCAACGGCGGCCGCAGTAATAATTGCAGCAATATGACGATGTACATTACCGAGATTTTAGGCGGAAGTTATAAGTACCAGTACGGAGTGGCCAAGAGAAAAGGCGGCACCCGGTACGGCTGGTGCGAAAAAGGCAGCTTAAAGAAAGCGTAAGGAAGGAGGACAGGCATGGAAGATATAAGAGTCGGGAAAGTTTCAAGCATTGATTACGAAAACGGTATGGTCCGGGTACTTTATACGGACCGGGACGGAGCCGTCACGAAGGCGCTGCCGGTAGTAACCTTTAACGACGAATACAAGATGCCGCAGATCGGCCAGTACGTTCTGGTGGTTCACTTGAGCAACGGCACCGAGGCCGGATATATACTGGGTACCTATTGGAATACGGCAAACGTACCCTCCAAGAGCGGAAAAGGAATATACCGGAAGGAAATGGGCTTTACGCCGGGCGAGGCCTACACGGAATACGACAGCGAGGAAAAGCGGCTGGAGCTTCACGCCGACAATGTTCTGTTGTCCGGGCTTGCTATTGATATCGTAGCCGACACGGTAAGCATTGAAGCCAGTACAATCACATTCACGGACAGCGGCGGAAGCCTTACCCTTGCACAGATAAGGGAAAAACTTTGTAATTGTTAAGAGGAGGGACGGAGGATGGCAATCGGGAATTTTGGCTCGCTTATTACCTTTGAGACCAGCGACGCCAGGATATTAAGCCCGCAAAATATAAAGCGGGAAGTCAGCAGCCGGTGGGCGACCCATTCACGCATCGGAAAGAAGCCCTTGCGCCAGTTCCTGGGGGCAGACGTAGAAAAGGTTACATTTACCATTAAGCTGGACGCCAGGCACGGGATCCGGCCACGGACGACAATAGACCAGATAGAAAAACACGTAAGGAGCGGTACCCCGGAAAGTCTGATCATAGGCGGGAAGAAAGTAGGCAGCAGCAAGATGACCATAAACAGCATAAGCGAAACCTGGGACGAGGTATGGAACCGGGGCGAGCTTGTCCGGGCTTCCCTTGACCTTACCCTGGAGGAATACCCGACATAAGGAAGGAGGAGCAGCATGGTTATAGTAAAGTTTGTCGGCTTCGACTATATGAGTAATAGCCTTATTGCAGAGATTAAGCGGAACATTACGGCGCTGCTTGAGACGCCGGAAGGAACCTGCCCAGGCGACAGAGCTTACGGCATACGCCAGGACTTTGTCGGGATGCCGATAGGCGTAGCCCGGAACCTTGCGGCGCTTGCAGTTATTGAAAAGTTGGAGATATACGAACCGAGGGCAGAGCTTAGGGATGTTACCATAGAGGCCTCCGTCCAGGACGGCCACATAAAAAATATATATTTGATTGGACCAAACACAGAGTACGACGCGGAATCCGAAGAAAGCGAGGACGCCGAGGAGACAGACGAGGAGTAAGGAGGCGGTTTTTATGGCGGATATGTTGGAGAGCATAGACAAATTACCGGACATTAGCTTTATAGACAATTTGACCTTGACAGACGTACAGGCGCTTGTGCTTAACGCCTTTTACGATTATTACAAGGAGATCACCGGGAAGAAAATTATACTTGCCAGGGGCGACCCTTACCGGATTATGATGCTTGCCTGTTCACAAGTTATTTACCAGGGCTTGCAGCAGGTAGACAAGGCCGGGAAAATGAATTTTCTTAAGTACGCTTACGGGGATTACCTTAAGAACCTGGCAGCGCTTAAGAAGGTAACGGAAAACGAGCCGGAGAAGGCAACCGTCCGGGTGCGTTGGAAACTTGAGCAGCCCAGGGAGTCGGCGACTTCCATCCCTGCAGGGAGCAGGATTACGGCGGATTACGCGGTATATTTTGAAACCCAGGATTATGCGGAGATACCCATCGGGGAAACGGAGATCATTTTAACTATGATTTGCACGGAGACCGGGGAGCAGGGCAACGGCTACATGGCCGGAGAGCTTAGTGTATTGGTGGACTCCGTAGCCTTCATTGAGAGCGTAGCCAACATTGAGACATCAAAAGGAGGTACCAGCGAGGAGTCCGATCAGAGCATAGCGGAGCGGACCTTTCTGGCCCCTTCCAGCTTTTCCACGGCCGGACCGGACGACGCCTACATATACCACGCGAAGGACTTTAGCCAGGAGGTGGGCGACGTTCTACCGACTTCCCCGACACCGGGAATCGTTGACATACGCTTTATTTTGAAAGACGGCAGCATCCCAGGAGAGACCATGATCGCAGAGATGGAGAAGCACCTGCAGCAGCGCAGCAAGCGGCCGCTTACGGACTTCGTACAGGTCGCAGCGCCGGACGTTGTAAATTACAATACAGACTTTACTTACTGGATAAATACCAGCGACAGCGCCTCAGCCGTTCAGATCCAGGAGCAGGTCAACCAGGCCGTAAAAGATTACCAGCTATGGCAGAGCACCGGAATCGGCAGAGACATAAACCCGGATGAGCTTGTGGCCCTTCTTAAGAAAGCAGGAGCAAAGAGAGCGGATATCCGGGAGCCGGTATTTACCGTACTGCAGGACACCGAAGTGGCCCAGGTCACCAATACAAATATAGTATACGGGGGACTTGAGAATGATTAACTTTTACGACGGAGAAATAAAGGATATTCTGCCGGGGAATTTGATGGAGGACCCGGCCGCCCAGGCGTTCAGCTACGCCCTTCGAGAAGGTACCAGGCTTTTAAACCGGTATACGCAGCTATGCTATGTATATTGCAGCATAGAGACGGCCCCGAACGATATAGTGGACCTTTTGGCAAAGGAGCTCCGGACGCAGTATTACAGCGACGCCCTGGAGCTTGACGTTAAGCGCGGGCTTGTAAGAAATACTTTGATTTGGTACATGACGGCCGGGACACCCGCAGCCGTTGAGGAGCTGGTCGGTATTGTTTTTGGAGAAGGGGAGGTCGCGGAGTGGTTCGAGTACGGCGGGAAGCCGTACTGGTTCAAAATTAAAACCAACGCCATTTTGACCGAGGATATGAACACCTTTTTTTCAGACATGATCCGGAGAGTTAAAAACACCCGGAGCCATATCGAGGCCATAGAGATCCACCGGACCATAGAACAGACCATATACGCCGGAGCCTGCTGCGCGCCGCAATACAGACCGGCCGCCATTATTGACGGTTACAGCGTAGACCGGGCAGCAGAGCAGACCATATACACAGCTTCCGCCAGCGACCAGCAGTATAAGCCGGCTGCCATTATTGACGGTTACGCGGAGACCAGGGCGGCACACGGCACGGTCTACGCAGGCACCGCAGAGGCCAGCCAGACGCGCCAGGAGGCCGTCAGAGAGGCCTTAAGGTTCGAGGGTAGAGAAATACACGCCGAAGCCCTTAAAACGGGCACAGCGGCCACACAGACGACGAGACCGGCCGCCATTATTGACGGCGGTACCCAGGAAGGGGCTGCAGCAGCAGGGACTATTTACGCCGGAACGGCGATAAGTAGCAATATACAAAAAACCACAATAAAAGAAGGAGGAAAAGACGATGCCACAACCATTCAATAACGCGGTCATGACAAACGGCGGCGCTCGGCTTCTTACCAGGGCCCAGGCCGGGGAAATCAAAATAGAGTTTACCCGGATCGCAACCGGCAGCGGGATCTATACCGAGGCAGAAAAGAAGCTGGCAGCCTTGCAGGCCAGGACGGAGCTGAAGGAGCGTAAAAACAGTTACACCCTTTCAGACATTGACGTCTATTCTGATCACAGCGTAAAGGTAACGGCGCTTATTACCAACCAGGACCCGGTCACAAAGGAAACCCTGGTAAACCAGGGCTATTATATTAACGAGATGGGCTTATACGCCAAGCCCGCCGGAGGAGCAGACAACACCGAGGTCCTTTACAGCGTAACGGTTACAGCAGGAGAAAACGGCGACTTTATGCCGCCTTACAACGGTTACAATCCGGCGCAGATTATACAAGATTATTTTGCAACCGTTGACAATTCTTTAAACGTAACGATCAATACGGCAGGGGCCGCACTTTTGGCCCAGGATGCCCACATTATCCGGGACGACACCACGAAGCTGAAATACAGGCTCGGTATTGATAACGGAAAATTATACTACGAAGAATTAAGCGAGGAGGTAGAGGAGTAATGGGAAAAAGAGTAAACATAGCGCAGCAGGACACGCTGGAGGAGGTTTTAAGCCTTCTTAAGACCGAGGCGGTCTATGGCTTCATTGAGCATAACAGCATTTTGTCCCCCGGCAGCCGGATCGAGTACATCGGATTAAACAAGGATTACGCACCGCTTACCGTAACGATGGGCGGAGGGTTCAGCCTTAACGGGTGGGCAGACTTCCCGGTCCTTAAGGCGAATAAGCCTTACATGGTAAAGGCCGACGGTACCCCGGATTACAGGCTGGACGAGAACGACTACACGAAGAAGGAGGACGGCAGCGCCTCAGACGTTGCGAGCACCAGCTACAACGGCGGCGCTTTTTCCTGGCTTATGAAGATTTATAAGCGGGAGTACATGGCGGGCGACGACCGTTACGTCCTTTTCCGGTTTGAGAAGGCGGACGGCTTCGAGCCCGTAGGCTTCCTGGATCCGGATAATAAGGAGCTCGAGGGCGTATGGCTTCCCATGTTCTACGGTTCCATCGTAAGCGAAAAGATGCGGAGTATTTCCGGCGTACAGCCGGATTACGGCAAGAACACGGCAGCGCAGAAAACAGCAATAGACGCCTTCGGCAGCAGGGCGAAGTTTTTAGG